AACTGGACCCTGCTCGGTCGCATCCTTCAAGCCAAAAACGCATGAGCATGCCCTGGATACGAACTCAAGACCAAATGCCCAAGAAGGGCCAAGTCGTGTTGATTACTGACAAGGAAGGAGAGCAAAACGTCGCTTGGATTGATATGTACACTGGTAAGTGGCACTCCGAGAACCACAGATGGTGGCCCCGTGAAGTCGTTTACTGGATGCCTATACCCGAACTCCCTAAACCATAAGCCATGAACGCAATAAATAAATTTTACGAACTTGCTGAACCGATAGGTGTAAACTTAAACTACTGGATGGGATATTCGGTGGCCGCTAAATTTGTGGAGTCGTTTGCAAAGCATATAAAATCAAGCCAGTGGATAAGACCCCAAGACCAAATGCCCGAATTTGACGAACCCGTCCTAATTACCGACATTGAAGGACTGCAAATCGTCGCTTGGCGTGATGCGTACACTGGTAAGTGGCACTCCGAGAATCATGCTTGGTTTACCAGCGAAGTCAACTATTGGATGCCCATCCCCGAAATTGTTTAAGACATGACCTGGATAGCCTGCAAAGACCGAATGCCGAAAGACGGGGAATATGTAATCTTTTTGGCTTTTGGTATAGATATACTGGTCGGGTTTTTTGTGGAATCTTTGAATAAGTGGTTTATTCATTATGATGATGATTCATACGCAACAAAAAATCAAGTCACCCATTGGATGCCACTTCCCGAACCCCCACCCCCCACCAAATGACCCCAGCCCTCATACACCACCTCGTTGACACCACGGCGGCCATCTTCGGCATAACCCCCGACCAGGTGCGGTCCCCGTCACGGGAACGGCCCTGTGTCATCGCCCGCAACATCGTGGCCGACATCGCCTACAACGAATACCTGTTCACCTTCATGGCCATCGGGAAGGAACTGAACCGACACTATAGCACCATCATCATCAACTTGGAATCCTTCCACAACGACTGCAAGGCCAAGCCTCAACTCCGCTACCTACGGAGGCAAGTTTTCAACAACGCCCAAGAGTATTTGCAGACCGCCGAGGGGGCTTATATCACTGATACTCTGCAACTTCCGAGCGGAGAATAGCCCGAAACCGCTATCACGCCCAAGGGGTCGGCCTAACCGCTGACCCTTTTTTTTTGCAATCTTTGTGCATGCAGTCAGCCGACCAAGTTATCCTCGACCTCTACCGCACGGGCGAAATCCGAAAGGCTTGCCTGACCATCACAGGGGGCGACCCGCTTTGGCGTGACTTGGAGCAGGAGTGCGTGCTGATTCTGCTGGAGAAAGACCCCGCCAAAATCCTGCAAATCCAGTCGCAAGGGTATTTCAAGTTCTATGTGGTACGCCTCCTGCTGAACCTTTACAGGGGCAAGAACAACCAATTCGCCCAAAAGTACCGCCACCACGACTTGCTGGAGGAACTGGACCCCGATTCTCCTATCCCCCAATCCGAGTACGATTCCTTAATGGATGACCTTTGGGCCATCGCAGAGGCGGAGATGGATACCTGGGCCAAGGACGGGGCGTTCCCGTACGACAAGGAACTGCTACGCCTGCACCTACGGACTGGGAACATGAAGAAGTTGTCCCGTGACACGGGCATCCCGTACCGCTCCATCATTTACTCAATCGACCAAGCCAAGGCCAAAATCAAGGCCGCAATCCAAAACTATGGACACGCTGATATTTCCCCTGCTGATAAGTAGCCTGACCGCCCTCGCCATTGCGGAGTACCATGTCCTGCCGCAGGCTTGGTACAAGACCTGGCTGGGAAGGCACAAGCCGTTCTCCTGCGTGACTTGCCTGACTTTTTGGGTGGCGGTGGCTCTCACATGGCCCACCTGCGGTTGGGTCCTCGCTCCTGTGTACGGCCTCGCCTCGGCGGGGTTAACCGTTGTCATCCTCCAAGTCACGAACCGATGACCCAAGACGAGTACCTGCTGGCAACCAAGCACCGCCATTATTGGGACCAATACCAGGCCGCCTTGTTCATGCGGCTCTCCCCCGAAGCGGTCCACGACTTGCAGACCATCCTCGTGGCCAACGGAAGGCCCAACACGAATTGGTGGTGCGCTGACTGCGTAAAATCGGCACTCCAATACATTTACTCACAAGCGGACCAATTCGCCGAAGCCAACCAGCAGACCGTTACCCATGCCCTCAACAACCCCAACCCGTGACCAGTTCCAAACCTATGCCGATTACGGGGAAGGGGTACGCAACAACGCCAAGCGGGGCATTGAACTCAACGAGCGCAATGGCAACAAGTGTGCAACCCAAACGGGAAAGGTCAGGGCGCAGCAACTCGCCAACGGTGAACCCATATCCCTTGAAACGGTTAAACGGATGCACTCCTACCTATCCCGTGCTGAAACCTACTACGACAACGCTGATTCCACCAGCGACTGCGGCTACATCTCCTATCTCCTTTGGGGAGGCAAAGCGGCCCTTGGGTGGAGCAGGAATAAACTACGGGAACTTGGCGAACTCGACTAAAGCCCCCAACGATGAGGCCCAAGTCCAAGCCCGCATGGATTCGCTGATGATGGTCATCACGACCCTCTGCGACTGCATTGGTGCGGTGGACGATTCCAACTCGCCCAACGCCTTTGCGGTGAAGATGAAAATCGTGGACAAGATTGACGAACTCATTGACAAAATAGAATACTGATGCACCCAACAAGGATATTTAAAACACCCGAAGACCTTGGAAAAGCATGGGCCGCCTTCAAGGAGGATGTGAAGGTCCAAGGCGAACAATGGAAGCGGGTGCAGTATGTCGGGAAGGATGGGTTGAAGAGGGAAGACCCCGCCAAAGTGCCGCTGACCTTGGAAGGGTTCAAGCGGTTTTGTCGCAACAATTACGGGGAGGTCCAGCACTATTTTGACAACAAGGACGGTTACTACGAGGACTTCGGGGTTATCTGCCGTGCGATTCGGGAAGAAATCCGAGAGGACCAAATCATTGGCGGCCTGCTCTCGTTCTACAACCCCTCCATCACCCAGCGGTTGAACGGGTTGGTTGAGAAGCAGGAAACGAGCATCACCATCGAGCAGCCGCTTTTTGGGGATGGACTTTAAATACACCACCGCCATCCGCAAGATTCGGGCGATGACCGCTCGGAAGAAGGTGATACAAGGCGGGACAAGCGCGTCCAAAACCTTCGGCATCCTTGCGGTCCTCATTGACCACGCCGCTCGCCATCCCAAGTCGGAAATATCGGTCGTCAGCGAATCCGTGCCTCACCTACGGCGGGGAGCGATTAAGGACTTCGCCAAGATTATGCAATGGACCCACAGGTGGGTTCCCGACCGCTGGAACAAGACCCTCCTGCAGTACAACTTCGCCAACGGTTCCACGATTGAGTTCTTTTCCGCTGATTCGGAAGCCCGCCTCCGTGGGGCAAGGAGGCAGATACTCTACATCAACGAGGCGAATAACATCGACTTCGATTCCTACTACCAGTTGGCCATCCGTACCTCGCAGGAGATTTACATTGACTTCAACCCCACCCACGAATTTTGGGCGCATACGGAGGTCTTGCCCGAAACGGATGCGGAGTTCCTCATCCTCACATACCAAGACAACGAGGCCCTTCCCGATACTATTCGAAATGACATCGAACTGAACCGCACCAAAGCCGAAACCTCCGCATACTGGGCGAATTGGTGGAAGGTGTACGGCCTCGGTCAAGTCGGGACGCTACAGGGTGCGATATACGGGGACTACACGGTGGTTGAGGGTATAGACCCATCCACGATGAAATTCGTCGCCTACGGCCTCGACTGGGGGTTCAGCACGGACCCAACCGCCTTGGTCGCCGTTTACCGCAGGAATGATGACTTATTCATCCACGAACTGCTATATCACAGGGGGCTGACCAACTCCGACATCGCCACAAGGCTGAAGGAATTCGGCATTACAAGGGCGTGGGAGATTGTGGCCGATTCGGCAGAACCCAAGAGCATTGAGGAAATCTACCGCCTCGGATTCAATATCAAGCCCGCATCCAAGGGACCCGATTCGGTCAGGCAGGGGATAGATGTGGTCAAGCGGTTTAACCTCCATGTGACCAAGGATTCGGTCAATTTGATTAAGGAACTCCGCAGTTACACTTGGGCCACCGACAAAGATGGGCGGGACACGGGGGTCCCGATTGATTCGTACAACCACGCCTGCGATGCGCTCCGCTATGTGGCCCTCAACAAATTGGCGGTCAGCAACTCGGGGAAGTACTTGGTGGTTTAACTTTACCCCCATGAACCGAGAATCCATTGATATCCTGCTTTTCGTTGGGCGAATTGTCTGTTGGTTGTTAATCATAGCGGGCATTGGTTTCTTCGCTTTGGGAATCAGCCAACTCTTGACCCTCCTATTGAAATGAACCTCGAATCCCTCCTTGACCTCGCCCTCGCCATCGGTCGGGTCGTGCTGGCCTTGGTGTTTATCGGCTGCATCTTAACCCTCCTTTTCACCCAATGAAACTCATCCACTATTACCACATCTATTGCGGTGGAGGCGGCCAATGGCAACTCATCATGCACCAACACATGATGGCCCTGTGCAACTACGGACTGATAGAACAGTTGGACGAGATTCGTGTCGGCATCGTCGGCCCTCCCGACCAGCGGAAGGTGGTCAAGGAAATCTTGGACAATTCCCTCGTGGCGGCAAAGGTCAAGGTCGTGGTCACCCGCACAAACGCTTGGGAGCAAGCCACGCTGACCGAGATGTACCGAGCGAGCCAAACCGAGGATGCGGCCTACCTGTACGCCCACACCAAGGGTTCTGCAAATCCTTCCTTGGTCGCCCAACTATGGGGGCGCAGCATGATATTCTTTACCATCGTGGCTTGGGAGAAAGCCCTTGCGGAACTGGAGAAAGTGGATGCGGTTGGATGCCATTGGCTCACCACCGAGCAGTTCCCCCAAATAGCGGACCAAAACAACCCCGACGGTTATCCCTACTTTGCAGGGAACTTTTGGTGGGCCAAGTCAAGCCATGTGCGGGAACTGGGCGAACCGCTCCGTGAACACCGCTACCAGGGGGAGCATTGGATTGGGAAGAAACCGAACACCGTTGTCTACGACCCCAACCCAGGTTGGCCCGACCCAAGTAAATTTGTCATCACATTCTAACCATGAAGCAGAAACCCGAAGAAATCCTCAAAGGCTTGGACTACGGCCACATCTACACAACCGATGTGACCCACATCCTTGAAATCCACAACACCGCCAAGAACCACGCAAAAGGCCGTGCCTTGGAACTCGGTAGTTACCTCGGACACTCTACCCTTGCCATTGCCATGGCGGGCCTTGAAGTCGTCGTGTACGACACCGATACCAGCGTAGAGGACAAGCGCAAAGCCCTGCTGAAGGATTACAAGGTGGAGTGGAACAACGCCCCATCCAGCGAATCCCTCAACGAGCAGCGGTATTTTGAGTTCATCTTCCACGATTCGGACCACGGCGACGGCATGATTCCCGAAATGGTGCGACTATTTAACGAGCGGCTGCTCAAAGGCGGCACGATGATGATTCACGATGCCGAACTACTGACCATCCTCAACCTGTTGGGTCAGTTGGAACCACACGAACACAAGAGCAGTTGGGACGGAAGGGGACGGCAAATGCTGACCATCACAAAGAAACTATGACCGCCAAAACCTTCATCTTCTGCCACGATGCGGAAATTGTAAAGGGCTGCATTAATAGCGGACGCTTTGACTTGTTTGACGACTTGCGCTGGGTCATGCTTGGCCCACGGGACTTTTCAAGCATCGCATCCATACCAGGTCTAATCATCGCACGGGACTTGCCCGACAACATTGAGCATCACCGCAACCTTGTGGCGTGGACGGGGTGGTACGCTTTGGCCCGCAACGGTTACATCCAAGAAGGGGACATCGTGAATCTATTTGAATACGATGTCACCTACAACCAAGGTCAATTTCGCCAACTGCCTCAATGCGGGTACTTCCAAATCCCCGTGGACACCGTTCCTTATTGGCAATGCGGCCACAACTACGAGGGTCACATCAAGACCTTGACGGGTAAAGGTTCGGGTGAATTTACGGCCCCGATGGTTCCCGTGACTTCCAACTACACGATGGTTTGGAACGATGCCCATCTGCAACTGACCTTGGACTGCATCACCAAGGGCTTGACCGAGTTGACCTATGTAGGTCATGTCCTCGAAAGGGCATACTCGCAGCACTTCGTCGGCATTCCGATGCAAGCGGGTGCATTCAACCACGCCTTCGCCAACTCCCACGGGTTTTAGCCATGCACCTGGTCGGCATCAACTACGCAACCGCCGAATACTGGCCCGCCGCAAGGGAGCAAGGGATGTACTATCCCTTCCCAGTTACAACGGTCACGGACGAGAAACGACCAGGTAGGGGCAACGATTGGTGGAGGTGGAAGCCGAAAATCATCTTGGACGCTCTGCTGGATTTGCAGGACGACGAAGCCCTGCTCTACCTTGATGCCCAAGATGTCCACACGGACGAATGCTTTGACTTTGCAAAGCGGTGGCTGACCGACAATCCCATCCTCCTTCACCAAAACTTCCACAACCATATCTCTTACACCAAGGGCGATTGCTACGCCTTGATGGACTGCTTGCAGTTCTTCAACGAGGGGCCGATGCAACTGGAGGCGGGGTTCTTGGGATTACGCAAGACCGATGCCAATATCGCCTTGATGCAAGAGTGGTCCAAATGGCTTGCGGTTGAAAAGGTCGTGAACGATGACCCCAGCGAATACCCAAACCACCCATCCTTCATTGACCACAGGCACGACCAAAGCGTGCTGACAAACCTTGCCTTACTGCACGGGCTTCCGATGGTCGTGGTTCCTTCCGTACATTGCAACGCAAGACCGAAACTATGAAACTCCAAGACCTCACCATCGACCAGTTCCAACGCATCGCTGCGCTGGAGTTCAGCCCCGTCCTCACGGACTACGACAAGCGTGCAGGGGTCGTGGCGATAGTTGAGGGGGTGGATGTATCGCTCGTAAGAGAAATGCCCGCCAAGGGGTTAACCAAACGATATAAGACCATCATAGCAGAGTGGAACGAACTACCGACCTTGGCATATCGCAGGCGGTTCAAAGCAGGTGGCAAGTGGTGGATTCCGACCGTCTTCACGGACGATTTGACCGCTGGCCAACTGATAGACCTCATGGACACCGACACGACCGACGAGAAAAAACTCGTCCAAAACCTGCACCGCATCATGGCGACCCTTTGCAGGGAAGGCGGATTTCTTGGTTACTTCCCGAAGAAATACGACGGGGCATCCCACCAAGAGCGGGCCGAACTGTTCAAGTCCCACGCCAAAATTGGCGATGTTTGGGGGGTGGTCAGTTTTTTTTTGCTAAGTTCCGAAAGTTACTTGAAAGTTTTGAGCGACTATTCCAAGCACCTGAC